TCAATGGCATGTGTTCCAGTTTGCGATGACAGTGGTAAGATTATCAATGCTACGTATGAGCATAGTGCTCGTCCTAGAGTGGGTGTAGCCATGAGAGTCGGAAGTATCGGCGCCAGGACTTTTCAGCAGCAGGACTGGTGGCAGACGACTTTGATTACCGAGATTACTGATGAGTGGAAAGATACCACAGCTAATGGCGACGAAGTCGAATGCGTTCGATTTAAGACCGGTAACTCAACATATATCTGGAAGAAGTTTTAACTTATAATAATCTTAGATAAATTATTAGTATATTCCTCAATACAGTCGGAGACAAAAAATGTTTAAGCGAATTATGTTGGGAACTGCTGTTCTCTGTACCGTAGGTCTTACTATGGCATTTAGCCAACCTAAGACCAGTAATATCATACATAATACCTATCACCCACAAGTCGAACGTGAGATCGAGAGTATGCAGCTTGTCTATAGCGGTGTATCTACCAAGGAAGATAAAGCTATGATCCGCACTCTGGCATGGAACCTAGTTCGAGATGATGATATCTCGTCTCTTCCTCCTAACCTACAGAATTTCTATAAGACACTAGAAAAGGACGCAGTAAAGCAATGAGTTATTCAATTGAACTAACGTATGAAATGGTTGACACGATTGTCTTAAAAGAACTTAAGTTGTGTCGGCAGAATTTTGTTGATGATTTGGCTAGGGGTGATACTCATGTCTTCTCTATTGATCCCGAAGAAGATGCTGTAGAAATTCAAAAGAGGGTCGATGCTCTTGATCTTATCATTTCTTTGTATAGTGTACCCGAATGAGCCTAAATGATGACACCTAAGCAAGTGCTTTCTAGGAACAAAATTTTAGAAGTTGACGTTCAAGTTTCCATAATGGAACAAAATGCGTAATCACATTCGAGAAATGTGTGAAAAGCATTTCAACGAACCAGTACTGGTAGACACTGAGGTTGTGCGGTTGATTGGATACGCCGAAGACAAACACGATGCCTATCTGATCATGAAAAAGGCAGACGGATCTGTCTACTGGCACAGTGCAGTAGGTGGATACATATTTCTTGATTGCCTAAAAAGTCAAGGATATGTCATCTCAACTGAGGGTGAACCGTGGGATGATTTTTACAGGTTGGACTGCCAGTTGGAGTTTAGCAGTTGTCCCAAAGAAAAAGAATTCTTAATAGACCTGAGACCAGAGCAAGGTTGGGAATGGGAAACTGATGACAGTGAATGAAGAAATTCTAGTTATTACAGCAGAAGAATGTGCCGAGGTAACACAGATAGTAACTAAATCACTTCGATTTGGTTTGGACTCTAACTTTACTGGTCCGACTAATAGACAGCTACTGGCTAATGAGTTAGGTGATCTATTGTGCATGGTAGACTTATTGGTATCACGAGGAATTATCTCAGCAGACCAACTAGAGATATCAAAGGCAGCTAAGCTAGAACGTCTAAAAATCTGGTCTAACATTTTTGCAGGAAAAGGAGATGAAATTAATTAACATTAGGTTAGTATTACAGGCCATCTGGGACGGTGTAAAGTGGTTACCTATTACAATTGGTGTTGTTGCGTTGATATTTAGTGAAATATATGCGTTAAGACATTTTGGATATGTTGCGACCGCCATCATATTTGGACTGATAGTACTGATAACAGTCATTGTAGTTAGATATGTGCAACTATACGACGAAGACAAAATGGGTAAAGAAAAAATGATGGATGTGTTAAAGCGATGAAATTAGAACTCTTAAAAGAAAACGATCCGCAACTATTAGAAGTTTCCGAATTATGGGATTTTGAAGTTGACGGTGATCCGACCGATCTAGTAAAGGAAATGGTTCGTGTTCTAACTGAAAACGGGGGCGTCGGTCTTGCCGCTCCGCAGTGCGGAATTAAGAAGCGTATCTTTATCATGGGTAACTTTACTAAGATGGTTGTCTGCATCAATCCAAAGATTGTCGCGTTATCAGAGGAACGAGACTTTTCGCTTGAAGGCTGTCTAAGCTTTCCTAATCTTTACCTTAAGGTAAAGAGGCCCGCCGGCGCCATGGTTGAATATCAAACGACCACAGGAGAAACCAAACAAGAAGAAATTTCTGGGTTTATGTCCCGTGTTTTCCTTCATGAGTATGATCATCTGATGGGAATAACATTTGATCAGCGTGTGGGTGATCTTAGTATGAAAATGGCTAAAGAAAAGAGAACCAAAGACGCAAAAAAAGGCCGCTAGGGCAAACGCTTAACCAGTGTGATGCTCTTTCTTTTAGCCCGCTTTTTAGTAAATTCAGTAATGCTAACTACGGGTCCGTGAAGAACGATCAAACTCTTGTTATTGAATGTTCGAATGTATGGTCTAAAGATAGCCCATTCTTCTTTGAGAAATATGTTGATGGGGATCGATCTATTCGATTCCCACCACCATATATCACCTAATTCTAAAAACTTAGCTCGCAACTCAGACTGAACTATTGCACCATAGTCATAGAGCGTAGTGACCATATCATCCCTGTTTTGAATGATGCCCACATAATCTTGTTGCGCATAGGAACACACCGAAATAAACGGGTGATTTTCACTTAATTTCTTGAAAAATTCGTTGCTGCTCATACTATACTATATTTACACTATTTTGCCCAAAGATAATATTTTCATATTTCTAAGACTAAATATATGATGATAGGGATAACAAGTAACCATGGCTTATAGTACTCAAGTATTCGTGTATGTCCAACGCCAGATTGTTGTCCTACTAGTAGGTAACTCAGCGAGAATATACATGCCCCAGTACGCCAAACCACTAACGCTACACAGAGGTGTGGACAATAAAATCCAATTTCAGTTTCTCAATCAGGAACAAAAGCCCGTCGACATTACAGGTAAATCAATCACCTGCAGAGTTATCAGCTATGACGGTAATGCTGTATTAATTAACAAAGCCTTAGATTTGGATCTTCCTCTTACTGGAATTGCGTCTTTGAATTTAAATGCGGCTGACATCGAGGACATTCCTGCGCAGAAATGTCACTATTCTCTAGAGATTCCTATCGGAGACTTCGGATATCCGGTCTTCGTGGATCAAAATGCAGGCGCAAGGGGCGATATGAATATTGTCAATTCTGTGCTTCCTGCATTTGTCCCTTCATCCAATGTTACTATTCCGTCTGGTCAAGCCTTTCCTAATCTAAACAATAATGCTGAATGGTCTGTTCCTGCGAATTCAAGAGCATACTATAGTAGTGTCATAAACACAGAAGACAATCCTATACTCACTATACAGGCTAGCTATGACCAATACAATGGTGATGTGACAATTGAAGGATCTACCCAACCTGACGCTGATTGGTATCCTATTCTTAACAATACATACGAGGATGTTACTGATACTTTTGGATACACTATAAAAGGTTTCCATCCGTTTGTTCGTATGGTATTTTCTAGCAACGCCGGCGCGGTCACCAATATTCTATCTCGCTAAGTTACCGTATTACTTGAGTTTTACTCAGTAAGTGTTACAATACCTTTATGTTTAATATTCTGTCAGTAATTCCGGGAAAAAAGAAGACTACCGGTAGTGGCTGGATTAGCTTTAATGCACCGTGCTGTCATCATCGCGGTCATAAAGCAGATAAACGTATGCGCGGCGGAATCAAGTTTATAACAGACGTTAACTGGTCGTTTCATTGCTTTAACTGCGATTACAAGTGCGGATTTACCTTAGGTAAACAAATTAGTAAGAATCTACGACAATTATTGCTTTGGTGCGGTGTCGGTGACAGTGAGATTACTAAATGGAATTTTGAGAGCCTTCAGCATCGAGATTTAGTAGACCTATATACGATAAAGAAAAATCTCAAGAAAGTAAGATTTAATGAGATACCGCTACCACAAAATGCTATAATGATTGATTCTGCCTGTCCTGAGCATAAACCTTTTATAGACTATCTTTCCACAAGAGGATTTCAACCAAACGATTATCCATTTTTAATCACTCCTAAAGATGAAGGTAGAAATGCTAATAGAATTATCATTCCATATACTTTCAATAATAAAGTTGTCGGTCATATAAGCAGATATCTAGATGACAGATTTCCCAAATATATTAAGGAGCAACAACCCGGATTCGTATTTGGCTTCGACTTACAAAAACCAGAATGGGAAGTATGTATCGTTGTTGAGGGCATATTTGACGCACTCAGTATCAATGGCTGCGCACTAACGCATGATACTATAAGCGACGAACAAGCAGAGGTTCTTCGTCGCCTTAATAAACGTATTATTGTAGTTCCTGATTTGGATAAGACAGGGCTAGCTATATGTGACCGAGCGCTAGATTTGGGTTTTCAGGTGAGTATACCAAATTGGGCCGAAGGAATAAAAGACACCAATGATGCTGTTAGAAAGTATGGAAGACTTCCTACTCTGCTAAGTATATTGCAAAGCGCAACTACTAGCAAAATCAAGCTTAAGATGCAACGGAGAACGCTTGACAAAAGAATATAACATAGACGTACAGACGCTCTTTCTACGTATGATGGTAACCAACGCCGAGTTATATACTCGCGTCATAAACATCATGAATCCAAATAATTTTGATAGGACGCTGAGAGCATCCGCAGAATTCTTGGTAGAACACACTACCAAATATAATGTTATGCCGGATCCTATTCAGATCAAGGCTACGACTGGTGTTAGCATAGAACCTATACCAGAGCTTACTGATGGACACTATGATTGGTTTCTAGAAGAATTCGAATCATTCACTAAGAGACAAGAGCTTGAGCGAGCCATTCTTAAAGCAGCGGATATGCTAGAGAAGGGCGACTTTAATCCAATTGAAAAATTAATAAAAGATGCTATTCAGATTTCATTGCAACGAGATATGGGTACAGACTACTTTGCTGATCCAAAAGAGCGACTAAACAAATACTTCAATGCAGGTGGTCAAGTAAGCACAGGTTGGCCACAGCTTGATCGTGTCATGTATGGTGGCATGAGTCGAGGAGAGTTGAACATCTTTGCAGGTGGTTCGGGCTCGGGTAAATCATTGGTGATGATGAATCTGGCTCTAAACTGGCTACAGCAAGGGTTAAGCGGAGTATACATAACGCTAGAACTATCAGAAGAATTGACTTCGCTACGTACTGATGCCATGTTGACTAGCATGAGTACAAAAGATATTCGAAAGGATATGGATACTGCTGAGCTAAAAGTCAAGATGGTTGCTAGAAAGTCTGGTAAGTATCGTGTTAAGGGTCTTCCGGCACAGTCTAACGTAAATGATATTCGAAGCTATCTAAAAGAAGTTCAGATTCAGACTGGCATCAAAGTAGATTTTGTGATGATCGATTATCTCGATCTAGTCATGCCAGTCTCCGTAAAAGTAAATCCTAATGATCAGTTTATCAAGGACAAGTATGTTTCAGAAGAACTACGTAATCTAGCTAAGGAATTAGGTGTTCTGATGGTTACGGCATCGCAGTTGAATCGTTCGGCAGTTGAAGAAATTGAGTTCGATCACTCACACATTGCTGGTGGTATTTCAAAGATCAACACAGCAGACTATGTGTTTGGTATTTTCACTTCCAGGTCAATGCGTGAACGCGGAAAGTATCAAATTCAGTGTATGAAGTCTCGTAGTTCCACTGGAGTGGGTCAAAAGATCGACTTAGAATATAACATCGAAACCATGAGAATAACCGACGAAGATCCAGATAACG